TTTATACAAGACAATTTTGGTGAAGTTATTGGTGTAGTAATGGACTTTGCAGTAAGAGCCATTGGTGGTGTTGTAGAAGCAGTAGGATTCTTAGGCAAACAACTAGGTAGATTAATCAGTTTTGCAACTGGTAATGACAGCATGGAGAAGTTCTTTGAGAACATAGAAAATGCGGCTAACAAAGCCAGAACAGGCGGCATTGATATGGTCAAAGTTGCATTAGAAGACATAGGTAACGTAGTTCCAGAAACTAGCACACAGGACTTTATTGACCAACTTATTTATGACATGCAATTGGCTGGTGACATAGCAGAACATGAAGCCGAAAAAATGAGAGAAGCTCTTAAAAAGCAACAAGAAGCAGGCTCTACTGTAATTAAAAATGGTTCACAAGATGCTACAACAGTACTATCAGACTTTGCAAGTGCGGCAGAAAACATTGAGGCAACATTCTTTAGTGCTACACAGGCACTTACAGATGGACTAGCACAAAGTTTAATGGACGGTGGTAGTGTTTTAGACAACTTCAAAGACTTCTTTAAGAAAATAGTAAAACAACTTATTGCAGAAGCAATAAAATTAGCAGTTATACAACCAATACTAAGTTCAATATTCGGAGTATTTGGCTTTAGCATTGACTTTAGTTCAAACAAAATTAGCAAAATAGGTAAAAGAGCAAACGGTGGTCCAGTTATGGCAAACAAGCCATACATTGTAGGTGAAAGAGGACCAGAACTTTTAGTACCTAACAGCAGTGGTTATGTAGTAAACAATGAACAATTGGGTATGGGCAAATCAACAAAAGTAACATATAACATAAACGCCGTAGATGCTAGAAGTTTCAAACAACTAGTAGCACAGGATCCTGAATTTATATATACAGTAACGCAGGCAGGCGCAAGGAGGGTTCCTAGATAATGAGTTTACAAACAATAGTAGATAACGCAACTTACATCACAGTTGACAAAAAGAAAATTGCAGGACAAAGTGTAAGTAGAAGTGGTGTTGTGCTTAGTGCAGAAAGAACAAGTGTTGTGCCTTATAGATTTATTATAGGTATGCACGAAGGTTTAACATACAGCACAAACAGAGACTTACTAGAAGATTTAGATGCATTAGACATCACTGATGAAGCCACAATTGATATTGGTGACACAAACACTAATTTAAGTTATGTAACAGCATATCAAGGTGGTATAACAAGTGGCACAATAACTGCTGTAGGATCAAATGCAAGAGAATTATACGTCAATTGCAGTGGTTTAGGCGGAAGTGGCACATTGTTTAAGAAAGGTGATTTCTTACAGCCAGTGGGCAACACAGGCGGTTACAGATACCCTTATCAAGTAACATCTGATGTAAGTTTTAGCACAGGTGCAAACGTAACTATACCAGTTCACAGACCAGTTATAAGTCAAGACGGTGTAGCACTTACAAGTGGTAATGTTGTAAAAGGCAAAGATGTTCACTTCAAAGTAAAAATGATTGTGAAGCCTAGTTACAGTATAGTACCACATGATAGAATAAGTTTTAGTGATGATTTTGAATTAGTAGAAATTATCACAACATAGAGGATTTACAATGGCAACAAGTATACCACAAGTAACAGGAGTAAACAATATAATTCATTGTTTGCTTATTGATTTGCAATTAGGAGCAAACGTTTATCATTTAAGTAGTGCGTATAAGCCAGTTACATACAACAGTAACACTTATACAGAACTAGGCAGTTTTATACAAGTAGGAGAACTTGCAGAAGACCTTAAGACCACAAACGGCGATATAGGTGTTGCATTGAGTGGCATACCATCAGAAGCAGATTATATGGCACAAGTTTTAGGTGCACCTATAAAAGGCGGCAACATCACTATAAGCAGAGCATTTTTTGATAATGATTATGACTTCAATGCCAGTAATGTTTATGGTAGATACAAAGGTGTAATCACAAACTTCAACATATCAGAAACAGAAGACTTTATAGAAGGTGATAACACAAATACAGTTACAATCACATGTGCAAGTATAAACACAATTTTAGAAAACAGAGTTAGTGGACAAAGAACAAACGTAAGTGACAGACAGCAACATTTTGCTGGTGACCAAACATTCAATAGAGTAGCAGATTTACAAAACGTTCAGTTTGACTTTGGTAGAGAATACAGTTACACCGGCGGCGGCGGAGGCGGCGGAGGCCGTGGACGTGGTGGCGGTGGTGGTTACTATGGCGGCATAGCACCAGGCATGGGATTCTTAGGACATTATTAATGATTAGAAGAGCAGGATTACAAGACTACGATAGAATTATGCAGTTAATGATTAACTTTGCTAACAGTAGTCCTTATGAGCCTTTACAAAGACCACAGTATGATGACATGTATATAAGAAGACTACTAGATGCTTTTATAAAAACAGGCATAATACTAGTAGCAGAAAGAGAAGAAAAGATACAAGGCATGTTGATAGCACAAATTATACCAGATGTTTGGTTACCACATGTAAAAACAATGAGAGAATTAGCCTGGTGGGTAGAGCCAGAGTATAGACACACTTCAATGGGTTACAGATTACTCAAGAAGTATCAAGAATACGGTAAAAAACTGCAAGAAAAAGGTGTTATAGATGGTTTCACGTTAACCAACATGGAGATATCACCAGACTTTGACTTAGAAAAACGTGGTTGGCAGAGATGCGAAACAAATTATGTATATGGAGAAGTGTAGATGGCAGTTTTTACAGCAATAGCAACAGCAATCGTAACGTCAATAGGAACAATAGCAGGTGTAACACTTGCAACAGCGGCTGGTTTAACAGTTGCAGGTACTATTGCAACAACAATTATTGCTGGTGGTTTAGGATATGTTACTGCAAAAGTAACTGGTGTTATGAAATCACCAAATATACAAGCCGCAAAAGATCCAGGAGTAAAAATACAGTTATCACCAAGCACAGACAGACGTGTGCCAGTGTTTTATGGTAAAATACATTCAGGTGGTATCATTGTAGATGCAGAAATCAAAAACAAAAACAACACTATGGTGTATTGTATGGTTATTGGTGAAAAAACTAGTAGTGGATCATATAGTGTGCAAAGTATCAAACGTCAAGATGCTACACTAAACTTTACTGGTCATAATGTAACTAGTTGGACAGATCCAAACGGCACATCAGCGGCAAAAATTGCAAACAAAATGCGTTGTAGAGTATTTGCCGGTAACGCACAATCAAGTGTTAACCAAATATTTCCAAGTACAGGCACAAAAGTAGCCGCACAAACATTAATGTCAACTATCACTTCATCAACAAGTTATGAAGACTTAGTGTATGCTATTTTTGAAATAGATTACGATGCTGAAGAAGGCTTAACAGCCATGGGTGAAATAACATTTGAAATAACAAACAGTTTAAGTGAGCCTAGTAACGTTTTACTCGATTACTGTCAATCGAGCCGCTATGGCGCAGGACTTAGTAGTGATGAATTAGATTTAACTTCATTTAACGACCTTTATGATTATTCTACAGAGCAAGTTGCATTCACAACATCAGCAGGTGCGGCAGGAAATCATGATAGATGGAAGGTTGACGGTGTGTTATCAACATATCAAGCATGTTTAGACAACATAGACCAAATTTGCCAAAGTTGTGCAACGTTTTTTACATACAGCAACAAAACAGGTAAGTTTAAAGTTGTGCCAAACAGAGAAGCCACAACAGCAGAAAAAAATGCGGCTTTTGTTTTGAATGATGATAACATTATTAGTCCACTAGAAATAACTTCAACAGAATTGTATTCTATGTTTAACAGCATAGAAGCAGAGTATCCAAGTTATGAACAAAAAGACCAAACAAAAACGGTGTTCATTGATACACCTAGTGGTGATAGAAATACCAATGAACCAGACAATCCATTAAGCACTAGATATGATATGGTAAACGATAGACCTAGAGTGCATAACTTAGCAAACATTGATTTACGTCAAAGTAGATTAAGCACACTTGTAGAGTTTGATGCAGATTATAGTGCTTTACAAGTAGATGTAGGTGATATAGTAAAACTTACAAGCAGTTTATATGGTTATACTGATAAACTATTCCGTTGTATGAGAGTAGCAGAAAAAGAATCACAACAAGGCATGATAGGTGCAAAACTTGTATTGTTAGAATATAATGATAGTGTTTATA